TCTAATCCTATTTTTTTAAGCTGATTTTTTTTAGAATTTTCACGTTTTTCTTTATCTTTATCTTTATCTTTTAATTGGTCTTTATCTTTGTCTTTGTCTTTAGCTTCATATAAGGGCCTTATAAGACCCTTAAACAACCCATGTCGTTTTAGTATATTTATTACAGAATTATGTACTCTGTTTGATTCATCTAAACCACGATATTGAAATTCAATGAAGTCTTTAATGAACCATCTTTTTCCATCATCGAACTCATGATATTGCTTTACGAATGTATCTCTGATTTCCGATTCTTTGATTCCGTTGCAGAAATATGAAGCCAGTTCAAAATCTACTTCCCAGATACCAGCATGATCACATTGATCAAGAACATACATCCAGAATACTTTATGATCATTCTTTAATTTCCTGAACCATATCTTTTTCCACTTATCGGTATCGGTATATCTTTTAGGCATTTTGTCTCATCCTTTTATTATTCATTTTCCAGCATCAATTTTAATTCTTTTCTGAATTCTTTATTTATAAAATCTCGTTTCTTTTTAATTATATTGGATCGTGTATTCAATTCTTTAAATTTTTTCTTGCCTAATCTTTTTATCATGAATTCTGTGTGCTCTAAGGGTCTGCCACCTAAAAACCTATGGCATCCATAACATAATGCAGTACAATTATCCAAATCATAACGGGTTGCCCATTTACCTCTACCATGATAATGGCTACAATGTAACCCCATCCGAGAGGTTGAACTTGTAGGATCGAAACCTTTTGAGCATCTTTGACAAGTCCAACCATCTCTGGAACGGATGATCTCCGAGAATAATACGTCTTGGGGCCACCTTTTAATCATTAGAAGGGCAATATACCATCTTTTTTATTTTCAATCAGATTCAGGATAATCTGAACATTGTCATACATCAGGTCATATTGTTCCTCTGATATTTCTTTCAATGAAAAATCATTGTTTTGACAGACAATTTTAACCGCTACCTGGCGATGTATATCGTGCGTTCTTGCATCATTCGTTACTTCTACTGGTTTCACATTAGCAACTGTTTTAACATCTGCTTCGCCTTCTTTATGAACACCCCAAGTTACATTAGGCTTGGTATCATGTTTGATGATCCTGAGAGTATCACCACGACCATAATCAGAAGTGATTAATTCATTCAGCTTGGGTGATGCAAACATGAGTGTGTCCACGTTGTTGTGTAAAACAGTATGCGAAAAATACGGCCCATTCGCACCTTCTTTTTCAAAGCCATTATCGAACTTTAACGTAACAATCACGGGTTCATTCGGATTGAATGTTATTCTTGGTTTATCTGGCATATTATAGCCTCCATAGGTTTATTATTAAGTGAATTATCATCCCCACAATTAGATACGGGGCAATCTTTTGTAAATAGAATATAAACGTGCCTATCCATAAATCCAATTTATCAATCATGATGCCACCTTAAATCCCATTTCAACAAGGGCCGCAAATACATCTCGTAAATCATATATACTACCTCTATCCAAAATACTCAATATTTTTCTACGCATTTCAATATTTTCTTTAGTCAACTTATCAAACATTTTCTTTTCCCATTCAGCAAAGGACTCCCCTTCAAGGCAATCATCACACATCCTCTCGTCAACATCCCCTGTGCTATTATCGTACTCATTTTCACATTCGCAACAAGTCCAGTTCATGATGCCTCCTTTTTTAATCTTTTCAAAACATCTTTGGTAATATCAATCTTCTGGCCGTTCGGATTTTTCAAAACCAACGATAATTGCGGCAGTCGATTTTTGTATTGGTCGAATCTATAATCTATATCCCATAGTAATTCGTCCATCGTATTCCCGTTTGCATTACAAAAGGAAAAACCGAATTCAGTTTCATATTGGATTTCAGCATGATACTTAAAATCAAATGGTACGTTCATATTTTCACCTTTTTTATTTTTACGCCAACATCCAATTTTTCAAGGATTTTGACGAGTTTACGCATTAGCCTAACATATATGTGACTTTTCATTCTTTCGGGCTTTATGATAGTAAATTTCACGTTATCAGCCATTCAGGGCCACCCTCTTAACTTCATCAGCCCATATATCCATACAAGGATCACAAACATAGATTTTATCAGATTGACAATGCGAACATCTATGATCTTTGAAAATATCGGAATCACGTTTAATTAATCTTTCCAATTCCTGATCCATAATCTTATCAATGTTCTCGACTTTATTACTTACACTTTTAAGCAATCCGATTAATTGATTTTTATTCAAACCATCAATTTCAGTTTCAGTATCCGAATAGATAGATAATAATTGATTCTTTAATAATCTTAAAATCACCAATTCAGATGATTCCCAAGATAGTTTCTTACCGATAGATATTAGTTTCATCACTCACCCCCTTCAGCTTTGGTTATAACTTTTCTGAGTCTGGCTCTTGCACCGACAGATTTGATTTTGTAATAAACATCATCATTGTCATTTATCTCTTTCAACATCTCAAGCATTTCAGGTGCAACTTCACTCAATCTTTCTTTTCTTTCCTTTTGCTTTGCTTCTAATTGAATGACTCTTAATTCATTTAAGGTTCTCATATCACTCACCCCCTTGATACCATTGACCATATTCATTCATCTGCCAGCGTGGGTCTGATTCTGCAAGAAAATCCATATATTGCCACTCTTTCATTTTATACACCACTTCGATTGTTATATGTTTATTAGAAACATCCACAGGCTCCCATTCGACAATTTCTCCGACCTCTTCATCTTGCATTAGTAGAGTTTCAATGAACTCATCCCTATCCACACTCAATAGAAAATCAATATGGACACTCGTTTTGAAAGTAAATTGATTTCTCATATCACTCACCCCCCTTAATAGCCTAATATTTCAATTTTATATTTATTTGTATCGGCCTCGAAGGCGAATCCCTTTTGTGTCAATAAGTGGATTATTTCTACAAAAGTATCTATGTCATGACATTTTATTGTTTGGTTCATTGTCTCATCCTTTGACACGGGGGGCTTGGGATGCGATGAGACATTGGTCGGATGACCGAGAAGCCCCCCATTTGTGTCATAATGTTTATTATTTGATTGTCTCATCGTTGTAAGTATAATATGCAAACAGTTAATATACAAGAAAAAAAAAGCGACCATTTCTGGCCGCCTTTATTTTGACAGGAATGATGGGTTAGGTTAAAACTCTTCTTCTATCCTCATAGATATATTGAATGTATCTAAAGCCACCTGAGTCATATCAAGGCTATTTTGCCCAAACCTTGCGAATAGATAATCAGATTCTGCTGTAGAAGTACCATCAGATGTAAATATAAAAGGCAATAGATTACCACTCGTCCTATTCCACACATCAGCTACAACTGTATCACTTGCAGATACTTCTGATTTATAATCCGAAGGCATGACATCATCTGATGATAAGTATGAGAAATTCATATCATAAGCCATTCTGCCACCATACACATAATAATTCGCATTTGCTTGTACAAACGGTGTCTGATTGCCTACACCCACACGTCTACGACCTCTATGGGTTGCGTTTCCATATCTTTGCCCACCAACAGATTCTTGAACATTCACACCGTCATACATAATAGAACGCTTTACACTTAAGTCTGGTGCATGGGGAGCAGAGTAGAACTCTCCGAAGATAACGCACCCAATTTTTAAATCGTTTGATGTATCAAATTTACCATCTCCACTTGCCGTATTTGTTTGTCCCGTGATACCTTCAAATTGGATACCCCAATATCTGTTGCTTGATGATGTAAATGTTATAATTGTAGAACCATCTGTTCCTGGCGTAACAACATTGCCATTAATTGTGTCTGCGTTTACTACTTGAGTCACACTTACTATATCTGTATCACCTGACATATCAGCGGCATTCACGTTACTTTCAGTACCACTATGCCCTACCTTAAACTTGGCATCAGCAGTAGCCATATTATGGTTTAATATTGCGACAAAATCCACATTGAATCCACCACCAGTATCCATGTTCACTAAAACATGATCATCTTGTAAGGTAGTGTTTGAAGATGTATCCCAGCTACATTGATTCATGGGCTTTAAATCAAATAATTCTGCTTCCGATCCTTGTGTGAAAGTGCTGATTAAGTTTGTTCCACTCATCACATCAAAGTTTCCATTCTGGGCTGAACCAGTTGCCATTCGATGATTCGCCAGACATGGGTAAAATCTTGGAGTTCTTATATTTACATTCGCCATCAACCAACCTCTCTTGCTGTTATGCTCACTTTGCAGGAGCTTTTTAAATCTGTGATCATACGCTAATCAACCTTTATCGACTTAATGGAACAACCTTCGGGGGTTTTTGCTATATCCTGAACAATGAAATAATCAGAATTGAATGCTGTTCCATATAGTTTTAAATTCGAATTCCAGTTATCAAATGTAATAATATCACCAATCTCAAGGTCGTTGTACAACGGTCGAACACAATCAAAATTCAGAACGATTTTCCTATCCTTGAATATTGCCTTGTAAGCATCTGCCAACTGTGTTGCTGTTGTTGAATCAAGTGTTCCAGTTGCATCAATTATAAGTTTTAAAGTCTGATTATTGCCGTTCACTGTTGTACCTTGCGATGTTGAATCAGTGGTGTTCACCTGACTCAAGTTCTGATCCTGTCCATAGTCATAATTGTAATTCACTGTGATGTCATTTCTTACGGTGTTTAGTTTTGTTCTTGAGATTGATTTAAAATTTATATCATTGAAGTCAATCGTCTTATCTGCTGTAAATGTATCAGATGGTCGTAACAATGTCCTAATCTTAAATTTTCCATCACCACTCAACCATACCCAACTACATATCTGTTTACATATTTGATTAATAAGGTCTTTAGAATTGATGAATTTATACTGTGAAAATGCGAATTTAATATCAGCGATTGCATCATTAAATGTGAAAGCAATATCTCCTTTGGTTCCGTCTGTTTGAGCATTTCCTGATCTGTCGAATGATTCAATATCAATATCCGCCCCCGTTGTTGAGCTATCCAATCCCATTTCAGTCCTTAAAATATCTTCGATCATATAAACTGGATTTTCGATAAGATCATTTGCCGCATAGTTCGGATCTGGTTCGTCACCGTTTGCGTTTGTTCTAACTGCTGAATTTATAGTATCTATCCAAGCACCATATCTTCTTCCTTTACCTGAACAGTAAACATAATCAATATCCGCTGGAATAGATACAACTCGCTCAGTTGTAACTGTATATGTTTCAGATGGCATATCACCTTCTTCAATATAATCATATTCATATATCCTATGCTCAATTAAATCATCAATTCTTTTTGTCAGCGTTTTAGATGGTGCGAGGGTGACAAGCACTCCCATTTCTTTCACATTAACACTAATAGCACCAGCTTCAGGAGTTGTTATTATTTCCAGATGACCACTCTGGGCAAAATCCCATCCGTCACCGCTTTGAATCTGAACAGTTGTATCTAAACTTCCGCCATTCAGCGCATCCACGCCAAATACTGAGTATTCTTCCGCATTCGTCATGTAAATAGTGCCATAATTGAAAATCACATCAACACGGCTCACAACGCCAAGATTCGGGACTTCTGGTACTGAAATATCTCTATTTTCCGTGCCTGTGTATTCTGATAATGTTGTAGAAGTGCTGAAACTTCCATCAACCCAGTTAGACACACTTGATTCTGCACTCATCGGAACAAATAAAAACCACGATGTTCCTTTGTATTTTAATGATGGATTCGATAAGGCTGTATTAGATGTATCACAAGCAATATAATGCCCATTGTTATATATATAAATGTTGTCAGAATCTAATGTGTGCATTGTTTCATTATCAACTTTTGCGTAAACATATCCATCAGCTTCATTTAGTGCATTAGTAATGATAGCTGGGAATTTTCCTTTAGTAAAAAAATAATCAAACTTTGGAGATGACGGAATAGTGCCAATATTATCCTTTGCGTGGAAATCTCCGTAGGCTATTGGAATCGGCTTTTCTATATTCTTTTCTGGTGCGTTTGGATAGGTAGCAGATGTGACTACATTTGTCGGTAATCGTTTATGATATTTTGAACTATTATCAAGCAAGGTCAATTTCACGCTTTCATAATCATATCCAATATCACCTGAGATTATACCCGTTCCAATCATCCGTGCCGCAGTATCATAGGTTCCAGCCTGTGAAGTATTCAGGAATAATTCCCACTTTCTATTTGCGAAATTATTTGTACTGAATAAATCCGAAAACCTACCGCCTTTAATTGATTTATCTGTATTGATTAATCTTACTGACATATTTCCAGTCGAAGTTGTAAAATTAAAAAAGTCTAAAGACTGTGAATAATTCCCCCAGGAACTTACAAGCCCATAATATATATCCGATCCATCTACACGGTGGGTATCAGATACGCCTATGAAATCACTTGAACCTTCTGCATTATAATATAATTTCAGTACCCAGAAGGCTGTTGTATTGCTGAGTTTGAGTGCATTAGATAATGACGAATCAAAACTAAGCATGAAGCCTTGTTCCTAATGATGTGGCCTTATTCAA